GCGCATTAACCCACAATTTGCCCTGCGATAATGCGCCATTAACTGACAAAATACGGTCTTTAACCCGTGGATTTTGTGCATTAACTTTAACTGTAAAGCCCGCTTGTTTTAGCAATGATATGTCGGACTCACTAGCGTTGACTGTCTTGCGACTATTGCCGCTAGCGTCAGGGTATATTGTTATTTTATGGCCTTGATAACGCTCTTTTAATACTTTGCAAAGTTCAGGCGTATCATAAACGCCTGTTAGCTGGCCAACTGCGTGCCAGCCGTTCGGTCGCTTAACGTAAACGGTGGATGCCATTGCGCCTACGTTAAAATCCTGCCCAATAAATAACGGCTCATTTTCTCTGATTGTTTCGTGTGAGTCGCAGCGTTCGCGGTCGTAATTATTGTAGATTGTACCGCTCGTTAAGTTGACAAAACGGCCTTCAATATAAGCATCGACTAAATTTGCAGGGTAGGATTCGCGTAATGAGTCGATATAATCGGGCGGTAAAAATGGGTTTGAATATGAAGCGGCTTGTACTATTGAGTAACTGTCTGTTTTTTTTGCTACCCACCGTTCGTGACAAAAACGAAATCCCTCTGGCGTGGTATAAGCACTGGCTTGATTAAACGGGTCAATAATTCCATTAGGACGCTGTCTATTACGCGCTATAACTTGATTCCATGCGTTGCGTGCGTGCTCTGTTTGTAGTGTGTCTAGTTCGTCGCAATGCGCTTTATACGTCTCATAGCCGACAATCCGCTCAGGATTATCAAGCGTTCTTAAAATGAAGTCGCCAAAGCGCGGCGCGGACGTATAAATAACATTTTCGGATTTATTGTAATTGTGTGCTATGCCGTGTTGCGTGAGTTTTGATGTAATGCGCGGCGCGGTAATGAGTCGTACTAAATCGTAAGTCGGCGCATAAAGCCCGATTAGCGTATCTGTTGACTCGCAAGCGTCTATCATTGCCGCGTTAGCCATCGCCTCAGACTTTCCAGCACCAAAACCAGCACAAAAAAGCCTATACTTTGCAGTTAAAGCTAAAAATCGCGCTTGTGGCTCAGTCGCTTGAATCTTTAGCGTTCGCACTAATGACCTCTATTGTAACTTTTGCAATGGGTTCGTCTGCCATTTTGACTTCTTGTACGTTTGTCTCTTTCCAACCCGCTTGCGTCTTTAAGAAAAAAATCATGCCAGTCATGTTGCCTCCTTTGATTGACTCCATTAGTTTATTGGTCACTAATGCGATGCCTTTGGCTTTTCCCCTTTTAATAGCGGCTGCGAAATCTGCGGAATCTCTTTTTCTTTGGTGTAATGTTGACTCGCTAATACCCAACGCTGCCGCTATCTGTTCCTGCGTCAAACCATTAGCCGCCAATGATTCAACCTGCTTTAAATCAATCTGTATTTTTGGCTTGGTTATCATTTAGCAGCTCGTTATATGTTTTGCCGTTTGATTCTAGCGTGGCCTGCTTGCCCGTAAATTCCTGCCAGCGGCGAACGATCACGTCGCAGTATTTTGGGTCTAGTTCCATTAGGTAGGCTTTTCGGCCATTTTTCTCAGCGGCAATAATCGTTGTCCCGCTTCCGCCGAAACTATCCAAAACAATGTCTCCTCCTTTTGTATTATTGAGCATTTGATACTCAAACAGCTCGACAGGCTTCATTGTTGGATGCATTCCGCTTGCGCTAGGCTTATCAAACTCAAGAATTGTGGTTTGTTTTCTGTCGGCAGCCCATAAGTGTCCGGCTCCTTCTTTCCACCCATAAAGACAAGGCTCGTGCTTCCAGTGGTAATCTTGCCTGCCTATGGCGAACACGCTCTTTTTCCATATTAGGCATTGCCTGACATGCCAACCGGCATCGATTGCAGCACCTCTGAAGTTGTAACCCTCAGAGTCTGCGTGCCATATATAGAATACAGCACCAGCTTTCATGACGGCATCTGCTGCTGTATAACAATCGACTAAAAATTGCCTAAAATCAGAATCTGACATTTTGTCGTTTTTAATACCAAATGTTGACTGGTCTTTTCTAGCCTTGCCAGCTTTTTGAAGCATTTGGTTTTTTGCTGTCATATCGACATTATATGGCGGGTCTGTTAACCACATATCGACATCATTGCCTTTGCATAATGCGGCTAACGCATCAATACTCGTACTATCCCCACACATCAACCGATGATTACCCAACAGCCAAACATCGCCCAACACAGTTACAGGGTCATCCACTAACTCAGGCACTTGGTCTTCATCAACAAGTCCTTCTGTAGTTTCACCACCCATCAGCAAAGCTAATTCATCATCACTAAAACCAATCAAGCCCAAATCAAAATCTAACTCTTTCAACTGCTCAAGTTCTATTTTAAGCAACTCGTCATCCCATCCAGAGTTAAGAGCTAGTTTATTATCCGCAATGATATAAGCCTTCTTTTGTGCCTCGCTTAAATCGTTTAGTGTAATCGTCGGCACTTCATCCATTTTCAGCTTTTGCGCGGCCATGATTCGGCCATGACCTGCAATAATGCCGCCTTGACCATCAATCAGCACTGGATTAGTAAAACCAAATTCTTTTATGCTTGATGCGATCTGTAATACTTGATCGTCGCTGTGTGTTCTTGAGTTGTTGCAGTAAGGGATTAACTCTTTGATATTTTTATATTCAACTTTTAAATCAGTCATTACTTAAGTCCAGCAATAAGCCACAACACAAAATAAACTATCCAGCCAGCGCTACACACAACAGCCATAAAGCAGAATATTAAAAATGCTTGGAATAGCTGCTGAATGATTTTCATTTAATCACTAACGCAATCATCGCAACAACAACAGCACTAATAATCAAACCTAAACCTGTTAGCACCCAATTTCTAAGCTCTAAAAGTTGTGGTTGATGACGTTCTATTTCATCAATCCTTGAGCTTGATTTTTCGATTAGTGTTGAGTTTCTTTCGACACACTGCATGATTGATTTGTTTTGCTCTTGTATAACAACGAGAGCAGTTAATGAGTCACTGATTTTGACTATTGCATCATTGAGACGCGAATAATCACGACTCAACATATCGTGGCCTTGCTCGAGCTTCTGTAGTCGTGTTTCGTGCAACTGTTCAAGCAAGTCAACGCCCCTTATTTTTCTTGTGCTGCGTTAATTTGCGGCTGTAGCTGCATTGCTTGATCAGGTGCTATGTAGCCATGCTTGACGGCTGCGCCCATGATTAATGCAGTTAAGATGCTTGATAGAAGATGTCTGATTTCAGGAGGTAACTTGTTAAACCATTTCACAATGTATTACTCTCAAACAATGATTTCTCAGCAACGCGCCGCTTGGTTAATCCTGTGAGTGTTTCAAGTTTTTTAGTCACAGGATTGCGAAACTTATCCCACTTCAAAAACTCATTAGCCGCGCTTTGCTTGTCACCTTCATTAATCTTTTTTAATAACGTGCTGCTTTCAAACGCACCTGCACCCAAGTTAAAAATAAAACTAGCTAGAGCATCACGCTCATTTTGATTGATTGGCACTTTAACCAATCGCTGAATTGTTGCGTCAGCTTTTGAAATGTCTAACTGTAGAAACGCATCGGCCTGCGCCTTGGTGATGACTTTGCCTGCTTTGACTTGTTGCGTGTGGCCGTAACCAATAGTCCACACGCCAGCACTACACTTATAAGCGGTTGTTCTTAGCCCCTCAAATTGACGCACTAATGACAATCCTTTTTCGGAAATCATGGCATCACCAAAATTTAGGCAATAAAAAAGGCCGCATTTTTGGCGACCTTTAGGAGACCTTTGCTTAATCAATAAAACGACCAGCTTAGATAAAATATAGTCTCACAGTCTCACAATGTCAAACACAATCATCCTGACAAACAAACATCTTTCAAAATAACACTCAAGTCTGTTGAGACGGTTTTCTCTAGCTCATTAAGCTGATCTGTAATCGCTCTCTTTTTGCGAAAAATAGTTGCCCTTGACTGATCACACATATCAACAATCCTCTCAATAAACCCGCGTTTAACACTGACACTCGCCCACGTCCAAATGATTAACCGTTTGAAGTCATCACTCACACCATCGCAGACAATCGCCTTGACCAACTCATTAACCGCGTTGGCTCTCTCCTGTTCATCTGCGCCATATTTAGCCACGACCGCATAAAACGCGCTTTGTGACGTGTTGCGATGAATCCTTGCCCGTGTCATTGAGTCCTGAGTCAATCTATCGTTAGCCGAAAGCGACTCAATCTCACTATGTTTTTTTGTCAAATCTTCGACATAGCCGCTTGAGTATTGAGTTTGCCACTGTGCAGGCTTGCAAGTTGATATTGAGTCAACAGCCATCGCTCTAATGATTGCGTGTTGTTCGTTTCTATATACGGCTAGACAAGACATAAACACCTCACTTAACGGGGCAAAAAGAAACTTTAATCTCTGGACAAATGCTCGGCTGATTCGCGCAACTCATTAATAGAAAAATGCCTGCCAGTACGCACAGACCAATCAAAAACAGTTTCAAGTGATTCATTGGTAATAATCCTCGATCCGTTTTATGGCCTCGTTTGCGCTATAACAAACTGATACCGCATAGCCATTTTCAGCAGCGCATTTTAAGTAACGTGATTGCTCAACACTGACCCGACCTTTCGCGCTTTTCATCTCAATATACAGACCAAAAAAATATTTGTTTTTCACTGGCAAAAACAAATCAGGTACACCCGACAACATGCCTTGCTGTTTGGCCTTCCCCTGCGCGTTTTTAGTTCGTTTCAGGCCGTTCAGTGAATTATGCAACATCCATAAATACGGGTAATTGTTTTCGT